CTTGGCATTCGAGTAGAAAATTTTTTACAAGAAGTATATAATTTAACCCTTGCAGATAAAAATGTTATAATAATATTATATACTAGTACTGAACCATTCTTCCATGACAATCATCTTTTTATAGAAAGTATTTCTAACAAGTTTAATAATTTTAAATTTGTTTGTAGTGGATCAGGCGAAGTTAAAAATTTACTTTCAGAAAATAAATTAAGATTTGATAACTGTAAAAATGTTTCGCTTATAAGCAAACTTTGGTATGTAGATAGGGTACAGTATAACACACAATTAATTTATCCTGATCAATGGCTTAATAGGCATTTTAATAATTCTGAAAAAGAACCATCTAGTGACATACCCGAATATGCTACAGTTTATAATAAATTTTTATTAACCATGCGTAATGCTAGGTCCCATCGTGTATTAATGAGTATGTTTTTGGAATCAGATCCGTTTGGATTAGAAAGTGTAAGATATAGTAGATTATGGTCATTAGATCCTGGCTACTTAAACAGCATATATTTTGATGAAAACACACAAAGTGAACACAGATATCAAGTAGATTTAGTAACTACGGCAATAAAAGAATTAGTAAAAGAAAAATTGAATGATAGAACATTAGCAGATATACTTAGAGTAACATATAAAACTCCTCATAAATTAGATATGAAAACTATTGCAGAAGTTGGACATCCACCTAAATGGCTTTATGACAATATAGATATTGCTATTATTTCAGGCGGCGAAGGCTCTGGCTGGGGCTATGTAGATGAAAAACAACTTATTCCTATGTATTACAAAGTACCTTTTATAACATTTGGTTGCAAAGGCATTTACGAAGAAATGGAAAAACTTGGTTTTAAAACATATGGAGATCATTGGGATATATCATTTAATACTAAAAATTCGTTGTATGACAGAGTGGTAGGTTGTTACGAACTTATGAATACAATAAAAGAATTACCACACGATGAATATAACACTCTAATAGAAAATACCAAAGATGATGTAGAATACAATTACAATCATTTGACTAGTAGCAATTTTAGACATGTAAGTAATAATAACTTTTTTGGAGAAGTAATAAATGCCTGCTGTTAGAGGTGCTAGACCTATAAGAAATAAAGAAGTTTCTACATTTCACAAAAATTTAAAAGATTTAAAGATACCGTCTATAGAAGAATATGCACACATTTGGAGAGAGTGGCTTAATTATTCTAACACAAAAAGCCTTGAAGGTCTAGATCAATTTAATCATGCAGACTACACGCAAGGTACAAGTCAAACGTTTGATCAGTTTATTTTAAAACATAGTAAAGACAGACAAATTCTAGTACTAGAAGGTGATTTTCAATACCACGCATGTTTAGGAAAACACGTTGATTTTAAATATATAAATCACCCACATCATTTAGAATCTCATTTATTAGGATCAGGATTACATGCTTTATTAATAAGTGCGCCGTTTAGTGATTTTGGTTGTATACACCCTGAGTTTGAGCATCTTATGAATATATGTGAGGTACATGATATTCCTGTATGCTTAGATTTAGCCTATTGGGGTATAGCAAAACACATACATATCAATCTTAATGATTACCCTGCAATAAAAGAAGTCACATGCAGTCTTAGTAAGCCTTTCTTTACATTAGAGAATCACAGAGTAGGTATACGTTTTACAAGGGAATATGTCGACGATGGTATTAGTATGCTAAATGAAGTAAAAATGGCAAATAATTATTCTATGGCATTAGGTGTAGAGTACATGAAAAACTTTAGTCCTGATTATAATTGGGAAAAATACGAAAACCAATACATAAAGATTTGTGAAGAACAAGATTTAGTCTGGTGTGATACAGTAATATTTGGTCTAGGTGATGATGTTAGGCATGCAGAATTTAATAGGGGAGTGTCGGGTAATTATCGAGTTTGTGTTTCTGAATGGTTAGCAGATGATTAATATAGATACCTTAATACTTATAGATTTATATAATTCGTATACCTTACCTAAAGTAAAAGATGAGAATCAACATAGAGAAATATATCATAATCTTGCTAGAGACTTAGAACAGATAATTTTAAAAACTGGATGTACTGATGTAGTGTATGCCGCATATGGTTCACAGTGTGAACTTTCACCTGATAACACAGATAATATTTTTAGAGATAAAACAATATTTCCTTTAGACAAAATAAAAAGGCATGTGTTTTACAACATAGATGACAATACAGATCTATTTAAAGATAAAAATATATTACTTGCAGGTACATCTTTTTATACATGTATTAGATCACGGCCATTAGGTATTAGGGCATTACTTGACTCGGAGTTGCCTAAAGGAGTTTGGTCGTCTCCTAACATCACATGCTATTACGGTAAACCTAGAGAATCGTTAGATCAAGTAGTCGAAAGTAGTAAAGGTCCTGTACATCTAAAAAGAACATCTGAAAAAGATTATAGGCAAGACGAAAACTTTAAATGGCGTAAAGCAGAACTTACTGATTTTCACAATATCTTTAGATGTAATCATATAAATAGTACAAAATAACAGCACAGGAGACACACAAATGATAGTAAATTCTCACAACGATTGGGATCCTTTAGAGGAAATAATCGTTGGTCATGCCCACCATTCAAGAATAGCAACTGATATTTCAGCAAGAAGTTTCAGTTACGCAAATTTCCCAAAAGAAGATGTAGAAAAATTAGAAGGCACTTATCCACAATGGGTAATTGATGAAGCCAACGAAGATGCAGACGGACTTGCAGATACATTAAGTAAAATGGGTGTAAAAGTACATCGCCCAAAAATTATTGATTGGGACAATGTGAATTATGACATTGGACAAGGTTGGAACACTAAAGGCTGGTACAGTTGGTGCCCCAGAGACTTAATATTACCATTAGGTGATATGCTTATTGAAACTCCTACTCCTGTAAGAGCAAGATATTTTGAAACAAGATTATACGAAGACATTATGTATGAAGCATTTGAAGACGGTGCTTTATGGATGTCAGCACCTAAGCCAAAGTTACATGATGACATGTATACGTTTGAAGACATTGAAGACAAGCCAACGTTGTTAAACCATGAAATTTGTTTTGATGCTCCAAACATAGTAAGAGTTGGAAGAGACTTATTATACCAAGTTAGTAATAGTGGTAACATGAAAGGCTACCAGTGGTTAAAAAGATTAGTTGAACCTATGGGTTACAAAATGCATTATAGTGAACTTTATAGTTTTGCACATTTTGATAGCACTATTGTTCCACTGAGACCTGGACTAGTGCTAATGAATAGTTCAAGAGTAACACCAGACAACTGTCCTGAAATGTTTAAAAAGTGGGATAAGATTTGGTTTGATGATTGTGTTGTGCAGGGTAGTAAATTGGCAGACGAAGGTTACATGCCACCATGTTCACCATACATTGGAATGAATCTATTGAGTGTAGACGAGAATACAGTAGTCTTAGACTCAGCACAAGAACCTCTAATGCGTGAACTAGACAAGTATGGTATCAATAGTGTACCTGTGCAATTCCGCCACAGTATGACGCTCTCAGGCGGCATTCATTGTGCAACACTAGACTTAAGAAGAAGAGGCACATTAGAGAGTTATTGTGATTAAATACGGAAATATAAAACTCGACATTCCACTTGCTCAATTAGAGAACTTGAGATTCGAAGATTATTTTCAGTGCTATCAACAATATGATGCAATAAAAAAATATTACACAAAACATAATAGCAGTATATGGCAAATGTTTGAGACAGCACCACAATGGGTGCATGACCTAGCATTAAAGATTCCACAAAATTACGATCATCATGTTGTGAGTGTGATTAACATAGAACCAGGACAAACAATTCCACATCATGTTGACAAACATTTTAAACTTAAACAGGAACATGGCGAAGGCGAAAGTTATCGTTACTTAATATTTTTAGAAGATTGGAAACGTGGGCACTATTATGAAGTGCATGATCAACCTTTTACAAAATGGCGTAAAGGTGATTGGGTAAAGTTTGGCATAGATGATTGGCACATAGCAGGCAATATGGGAGATGCACCATTTTATTCTGCACAGATTACAGTACTTAAAAATGCATAAAGGCCATGTAGATATAGAACATATAACAGATGAAATGTTATATAGGCTCAAATTCACAGAACATACTAATACTGTTTACAGTGGAGGTTACTGGAAAAGTTTAGGAGTAGCAGTTCCTGACTATCCACATGATGCTCCTTGGGTATGGCAAGTATTTGAAGATGACTGCCCTAGTTGGGTACATAGTGTGTACGATAATTTTAGTGACTGGTTACACTATGGTATAGTTACAATTAATAAATTAATGCCAGGAAGATTTATTGCTCCTCATGTCGATACTTTATACAAAATGCGTAAGAAAGTAGAACGTGAAAACATGAATACAAAAGGTATGGAACCTGTTAGAGTAAATCTATTTTTACAAGATAGGCTAATGGGACACTACATTGAAATAGAAAACGAATCTTGGTTAGATTATAAGAAAGGTGATTATACTATTATAACACCTAATACTGTTCATTCAGTTGCTAACTTAGGATATGAGCCGAGATTTACGATGCAAATTACAGGTTATACAAAAACTGAGGATATACAATGAGAATCTTTATAACAGGCGCAGACGGATTTATCGGTCAGCATATGGTACAACGGCTTAAAGACAACCACGAATTAGAGTTTTTAAAAGAAGATCTAAGAGATCATGCTAAAGTAGGATTTCAAATTAAACAATTTGATCCAGAAGTAATTGTGCATTTAGCCGCAAGAACAGAAGTACAAGAAAGTTTCTATGAGCAAATAACTTTTAGCGAAGTAAATTACGTTGGTACTGTAAATTTAATTGAAATTGCGGCAACACTACCTAATTTGAAAAATTTTGTATTTGCAAGTACAATGGAAGTATATGGTTGGCAACCTATAAGTGATTTGATTAGAGACGGAAAAGAAGAAGGCATTATTGCATTCAATGAAGCAACGCCTCCAAATCCTAATGCCCCCTACGCCGTTGCAAAGTATGGCTGTGAAAAATACTTAGAGTATGCTCACAGAAGTTATGGATTGCCTTTTACTGCTATTAGGCAAACAAATGCATACGGTAGAAAAGACAATGACTTTTTTGTAACAGAGCAAATTATTACACAAATGTTAAAAAATCCCAAAGAGATTAACTTAGGATATGGTGAGCCATACAGAAACTTTATTTACATTGATGATTTATTAGATGCCTGGCAGGCAGTGATTGAGAATCCTGATAAATGCCAAGGAGAAATATTTTGCATAGGACCTGATAATGCAATCAAGATCAAAGACTATGTAAAATTAATTGCTGATAAATTAGATTGGAACGGACATGTAAATTGGAATACTAAACCTCCTAGACCAGGAGAAATTTATCTACTTAACAGCACGAATCACAAAATCACAACTAGGTTAGGCTGGTTTCCTAAAGTAGAATTAAGTGACGGTTTAGATAAAACTATTGCAGTTTGGAAAGATATAATAGAAAACGATAAACCTCACAATCAAAGAAAAAACTTCAGCAGAGGAAAATAGATAAGACTTGACAAATAACTAAGTAGTGCTATACTAACTTTTTATTGGAGTATCTATGGACTTTTTTCAGATTACTATTTTTATGATTTTTATTCTATTGAATTCATATTTCTCATATTCTGCTGGTAAAAAAGAGGGTATGTACCAAGGAATGATAAGTATTACTCAGTTTTTTAAGACAAAGAACGCATTTGTTGATAAAAACAAAATAACAGGATATAAAAATTGGCCTACACCAATTAGACACATTTTTCAATCTTCTATACATATTATTGAAGATATGAAAAAATAAATGAAACAATATTTACTATGCCTAGAAGAAAGAAAACAAAATCGCTTTACTTGTTAAAGGAACCTGATTGGAAACAATTATCATTACTTACGGAACTTGCAGATCAAAAAAAAGCATTAGCACATTGCGAGTATTTTGTACATTATGAAATACACACAAAGAAAAAACAAGAAGCACTTATTAATTGGATAAAAAAACAAAGTGGTTGGAGTAAACAAGATATAAAATATATTTTAAGTATTGACAAAGGGTATTTTTCATCGATGGGCAAAACGGCCTGGACTGCTGAAAAATTAGGTTATTGGCCTGAAGGTACAATTGAACACATACATGAAAAATGTAAACCTCATTGGTTACAACTTGGAAAAAAAGCATTTGCAGAAAAAGTTGACAAACAAGACAAGAAAAAAGATGTTAAAGTAATTAGTATACAAGATCGTATGAGAGAACAGGTTTCTACACTATGTGGCAAATGGGAAGCAGTATTAGATCAATTCTTAGAATCAGATGACTTTGATTTAAAGGCATTTGACCCTTACAACGATATGAGGGCTCACACTCCTGCTATAAAACCAGCACATGCTAAAATTATTAAAGAATTATTTGATTGCGAATATCAAGAAGCATTAGAAGTGTTTGCTTGGAAGGATGAAGATATAAAAGAAGCATATAGTCATTTTGATAAAAAGATGAGAAAGAACTTTCTAGCATTTTTTGAAAAAATTAATAGTGCAACAGACACATTGATTCAAACTGGCAAAGCACAACGCAAGCCGCGTAAACCTAAAGCAATTAATAAAGACAAACTAATTAGTAAACTTAAATTTAAAATTAATGATAGTGATTTAGGCATAGCAAGTATTCACCCAATAGATATTTTAGATGCATCAGAAGTTTGGGTTTATAATACTAAAAATAGAAAATTAGGTGTGTATAAAAAATCAATAACATCAATTGGCTTAACTGTAAAAGGTACCTCTATAAGAGATTTTTCAGAGACTAGTAGTTGGCAAAAAACATTGCGTAAACCAGCGGAACAATTAAAGTTGTTTACTGGTAATGCAAAAACAAAGTATCAATCTGCATTTGATGATATAAATGCTACTGAAATAAAACTTAATGGTAGACTTAACGAGCATATCATTATACTTAAAGCATTTTAGTATGAATTCTGATAAATAGTACTATGCCGCAAGATCAAATAGGATATAAAAGTAGAGAAGACCTTATAAAAGAGTTGCAATTACGATTGGCTGACGGAATGGTAGATGTCGAATTAGACAGAGGTCATTACGATGTTGCAATAGATAAAGCATTAGCAATCTATAGACAGTTAAGTGCAGGCTCAGTAGAAGAAAGTATTATATTTTTAACTACTCAAGATGGTGTTACTGAATACACTCTCCCAGATGAAGTTATGGAAGTTAGAAGAATGTATCGTAGAGGTATAGGTACTAACAGCGGTGGCGGTACTAACTTTGATCCATTTGATGTTGCATTCAACAATATGTACATGCTACAAGCCGGCCAAATAGGCGGACTTGCAGTATTTGATGCATTTGCACAATATAAAGAAACAATCGGGCGTATTTTTGGAAGTGAGTATAATTTTCTTTGGAATAGAAATACTAAACAGTTAAAAATTTTAAGAAACATACGTCACGAGGAAGAAATTGCTGTAGGTGTGTATAACTTTATTCCAGAAAGTTTATTATTAAAAGACATATACGCAAGTAATTGGCTAGGTACCTACGCATTAGCACAAAGTAAAATGATGCTAGGTGAAGCAAGAAGTAAATATCAATCAGGCTTACCAGGCGCCGGCGGAGCAATTCAGTTAAATGGCGAGGCTCTAAAAGCAGAAGCACAGGCAATGATCGATAGTCTCAAAGAAAGCATTCATAATATGGAAGAAGGCAATATGCCTTTAAACTTTATAATAGGATAATATGATCATAGGTATTTGTGGATTTATTGGTAGCGGTAAAGATACAGTAGCAAAAATGATGGTAGACAAAGGCTGTGTTCAAGACAGTTTTGCGGCACCAGTTAAAGATGTTTGCTCTAGTATATTTGGCTGGTCCAGAGAACTATTAGAAGGCGATACTGTAGAAAGTAGAGACTTTCGAGAAACTCCAGACTTATACTGGACTAGTAAATTAGGCGTACCAAATTTTACTCCCAGACTAGCACTACAATTATTAGGAACAGATGTATTAAGAAACCATTTTGACCAAGATATTTGGATTAATAGTTTAGAATATCGTATGCGTAAATTAACAGAACAAGCACCATGCGTAGTTATAAGCGATGCTAGATTCAGAAATGAACTAGATGTTATAAAAAGAATGGGCGGAGTTGTTGTTTGGGTACAACGCGGAGAGTTACCTGAATGGTTCGAAACGGCATCTAAGGCACACGACAACGTCGTTGCTAAGAAGATAATGACAACTAAGTACAAAGATGTACATGAAAGCGAATGGAACTGGGCAGGGTATCCTGTAGACTATATAATTGATAATAATAGTGATCTAGACCATTTAGCAAAGCAAATAGAAGATATAAGAGACTGGAATACTGGTAAGTTTAGAGAATCTCTTAAATTAATATAATATCGCCTAATATCGAATAATTTCCTTAAATACACAAAAATATCTATTTGTGATAAATATATGAATACGAGTAACGTATCTAATATATTAGGAGAACATTATGGCGACATTGACTAGCCCTGGTGTAAGTATAACAACATCCGACGAATCTTTCTATGCTCCTGCAGGAGCCGGTACAGTACCTTTGATTGTGATCTCAACAGCACAAGATAAATCTGCACCAGACGGAAGTGGAACAGCAAGTTACACTACATCAGCCAATGCAAACAAACTTCAATTGATTACAAGTCAAAGAGAGTTATTACAAAATTACGGAAATCCAGTATTCAAAACTAGTGGTGGAACAGCACTACATGGTAATGAACAAAATGAATATGGATTATTTGCCGCATACAGTTTTTTAGGTATTGCTAATCGAGCCTATGTCTTAAGAGCAGACATTGACTTAGAAGAGTTGACACCTAGTACTACATCACCAACTAAGAAACCAGCCGATGGTGCTTATTGGTTAGATGCTAGTTCAACTACATGGGGTATCAAAAAATACAACGGCACAGCATGGGAATTACAAACTGTTAAAGTTCCTAGTGCAAGTGAAATTAATAGTTCAGGAAATCCAAAAACAGCATTTGGTTCTGACAACGATTTTTGTGTAGTATATTATACAGACGCTGGTGCTACTGCAAGTACTATTAAGTTTTTCCAAAAACTTAGCGGTGCATGGTATCATTTAGGTTCAAGTAATTGGACAAGTGCAGTAAGTGGATCAAACGGTGACTTCCAATTTGCAAGTCATTTGTTAATACCTACAACTAAAGGTGGAGGCGGATCCTTAACATCAGGTGATGTATTTTTACAAACAACAACATCAAACAATGGTTCTAATGTTATTGTTAAAAAATATTCCACATCAAGTGCTCAATTCACAACTGAAAGTATCGTATTAAAAACACTTTCGAATTCAGTTTATGCAAATGATTATCCAACTCCAACAGTTGGCGATCTTTGGGCAGATGCAGACGACTCTAACTTAGGAACAATTAATTTAACAAGACATAATGGTGGAACAAGTTTAAGTGCTACATCAACAACTGCTTTAGCAGACGGAGTTGATCTTAGTGCTCATACAGGAAAAACATCAATTGGTTTTAAAATTAATCATGGTTCACAGGTAAATGTAACATTAGCAAATGTTGATGGTTCTAATGTTACTTCAGTATCCGTTGACGATATTGCGGCTTCTATTACTAATGCATTAAGTTCTAATGTTGCAACAGCAAGTAATGTAGAAGGTAAGTTGAGTATTACTGTAAGCAATGGTACTGATTTAGAAGTTATAGACGGTAATGTTGCAGGATTTACAGCATCAAACTTAAATTTAACAGCACAGATTTATTCAAACTTTGCAGATTTAAGTTATGAAGCAAGTTCAACAGCAATTACTGGTAACCCAGTAGAAGGCACTTTATGGTATGATAACAATGTTTCAAATACTAACATTGATATGTTATATCAAAATGCTGGCTCATGGGCAACATATTCAAATGATGTTCAATTTGCCGCAAGTGCACCAACACTACAAAGCGATGGTTCAAGTTCATTGGTAACTGGCGATTTATGGATTGACAGCAGTGACTTAGAAAACTTCCCTGTAATTTATAAAAGATCAGCAACTTCAACTTGGGTACTAGTAGATAATACAGACCAAGTATCTGAAGATGGTATTTTATTTGCAGATTACAGAGCAAGTTCATCAGGTAGTGCATACTCAGACGCACCAAGTGCCGCATTATATCCAAGTGGTATGTTGCTATGGAACAAGTCTGCATCAGTTGGTAATATTAAATCATATGATGCAACAAACAGCAGATGGGTTGATTACAGTGGTAACAAAGAAGACGGTTCACCTTACATGATGCGTAAAGCACAAAGAAAGGCAGTAACTAAAGCATTACAATCAACATTAAACAGCAACGATGCAATAAGAAATGAATCTAATAGATTTAATATCTTAGCAGTTCCTGGATATGGTGAATGTTTAGATGAAATGTTAGCACTAAGCACATCTAGAAAAGACACAGTATTTTGTGTAGCAGACGCACCATTTAGATTGGCCGCAGACGCAACAAGCACTCAAAACTGGGCAACTAATTCTAGTATTGCTACTGAGAACGGTGAAGATGGACTTGTAAGTAGTTCTTACAACGCCGCAGTATATTATCCACATGGATTAGCAAGTAACCTAGACGGTACTAACGTAATGGTTCCTGCTTCGCACATGGCTTTGAGAACTATAGCATTTAATGACCAGGTATCATTCCCATGGTTTGCACCAGCAGGCTTCCAAAGAGGTCTTGTTAATAATGCTACAAGCACAGGATACTTAGATTCAACTACTGGAGAATTCCAATCAGTTAGTTTAAGTGAAGGACAAAGAGACAGTCTTTACCTTAACAAAATTAACCCTGTTGGAAACTTCCCAGGTAGAGGTATTGCAGTATTTGGACAAAAAACTTTGAATCCAAGTGCAAGTGCATTAGATAGAATTAATGTAGCAAGATTGGTTATTTACATCAGAGAACAACTTGATGATGCAGTAAAACCGTTCTTGTTCGAACCAAACGACGAAGTAACTAGAGCAAATGCTAAAGTAGTAGTTGATAGATTCTTAGGCCAATTGGTAACACAAAGAGGTTTATTTGACTTTATCACAGTTTGCGACACTACTAATAACACTCCAGCAAGGATTGACAGAAATGAATTGCATATTGATATTGCTATTCAACCTGTTAAAGCAGTTGAGTTTATTTACATTCCGATCAGAATTCAAAATACTTTGGGTTCAACAGGCTAAGTTATACCCTAACTTAGATAAAAGGGCAGTTTTTACTGCCCTTTTTTTTATGCCATAATTAAAACTAGAGTTTACTTTTTTCTCCTTATTATGATAAATATTAGCATAATATAGCCCTTAGGAGAAAAATATGGCAGTATCAAGTGCAACAACAGAAACTAAGAGTAAGTTTGGTGTTCCTGTAACAGGTGCTACCGGTTCTGGCATTTTGATGCCAAAACTAAAGTACAGATTTAGAGTCAGTTTCTTAAACAACTTCGGCGGCACGCCAGAAGCAAAAGTTTTGACTCAAAACGTTCAGAATGTTGGTAGACCAAAAATTACTTACGAAGAAATAATAATTGATAGTTATAACTCAAGAAGTTACCTTCAAGGTAAACATACATGGGATCAAATTACATGTATAATTAGGGATGATATAACTAACCAGGTCACTAAGCAAATAGGGGCTCAGGTTCAAAGACAACTTAACCATTTTCAACAAACAACACCAGCGGCAGGTTCAGACTACAAATTTGATATGCAAATTGAAGTACTAGACGGTGTCAACGCAGGTGCTACTGAAGTTTGGTTCTTAGAAGGCTGTTTCTTACAAAACGTTGATTACAGTGAAGGCGACTATTCTGTAAATGATGCAGTAACAGTAACAATGACTATCAGATATGATAACGCAACTCACTTTGAAGGTGATAACGATATTAATGGTAGAACAGTAGCAGGAAATCCATTCCCGGATACAGTACCAACCAATTCAACAATTAGTACTTAATACTAATTGACGTGTTCAAGTTGTGTCTGAATTCCTAAAGTTTACTGGAAAGAACAGTAAGAACAAGTTTTACGTCAGGGACTTTCGAAATGCTTATCGCTTTCGACCTGACGTAAATCCACCACGTCAAAAATTTAATGGATACGTTAATTTTATTGTAAATAGACAATTACAAGAAACAGTATTCAATAATTTAGCAGGCGCAAGTTTTAGAACTAGTATTAGTAGTTTAGTCAGAAGATCTTCTTTACCAGCCGCTAATTTTAGAACTGAAGTTAAGAATCAATATAATAAGAAACGTATTGTAACAACCGGTGTAGATTTTGCACCTATAGACTTGACAGTTTTTGATACTATTAATAATGAATGGTTAACATTATTGATGAGATACTATGCATACTTATATATGAATCCAAGAAATAAGAATGCAGAAAATGACAGAGATGTTTATCCTTACACAATCGAAGCATTAGAAAAACAAAAAAACTTTTTTAACAGCAATGAAGCAGGTTTAAATTTGCAAGTTGATAAAAACTTTTTTGAAAGAATAGATATAATTTTATACCATGGCGGACGAGGAGTCCAATATAGTTTAACAAATCCTTTTATAACACAATTTTCTAATTCAGAAATTGATTATGCTAACAGTGAAGCAATGGAATTCAATATGCAAATTGAATACGAAAACTTTACAACATACGACATTACTAATTTTGAATTATCGAGTGTTGATTTGGATAGATTTGAAAATGTAGCAGGTGTAAATTTTGCTAATGATGAAGTAATGATTAAACCATTAGCAATTCAGAAAGAAACAGATTTAGAATTTTTAGGCAATAAATCAGGTAATTCGATAAGTGCAAATGGTACAAGAGGTCGTACATCACAACCAGGTGTAAGAACAACTCCAAAAGCAGAATTTGAACCGTCTTTATCTGATATAATAAAAGGTTATGCAAAAGATTTATTATTTGGTGGATCCAATGGTAGTAGTCCAGGTGTAACTGCCGCTACTCCTACATATGATAGGTTAGATAACCCTATTACTAAAAAGTTAAACGACTTTATTCCAGGCCTGGGCGGAATCATAGATACTGCGGCACAATCTTATTCAAGTGGCGGTGATGTAGGTGATGACCTTAAAAACTATGCTATTGATAAAGGGTTAAGTTATTTAGGCGACCAACTAAATAATGGAGATTCGTAATATGTCATCTGCTATATATAATACATTTGGTTCTGAAATACAATTTAAATATAACCAGGGAGTTTTAGAAGCATATTTTGAAAATGCATCTGTAAAATTTCCTCTTCCGGAAGCAACGTCTGACATACTATCACAAATTGCTGTACCTCCAGAAACACCAATTGACTCGCAAACATTAGAAGCAGTAAAATCTCGTTTAGAAAGTATTGGGTTTGGAAAATACAATGCTAATGCAATGGCTAAAGTATTAATACAAGTAGCAAAAGTGCAAAATATAAGTCCAATGGAATATTTTGAAATAAGTGAAAATAGCCTTAAATTAACAGTAGACTCATACAATGCAGTAAATTCATTAAGACCTAAAGGAAGTAAAATAGATCTTAAGACACCTATACTTAATAACAGAAGTACAGTAAAATCTCTTATTAAGCCGTAACAATGCCTAAGTTTGCAAAAGGCCAATATACCGTAATAAACGAATCTAAATATGTAGGCAAAAAGGCTCCTACATACAGAAGTAGTTGGGAATTAGCATTTATGCGTATGTGCGATAATCATCCTAATATTTTTAAATGGGCAAGTGAAAACATAAAAATACCTTACCAAAGTCCTTTAGATGGCAAGTACCATAATTATGTTCCTGACTTTATGATACAATATCAAGACAAAAATGGCAAAGGCCATGTTGAAGTAATTGAAATAAAACCTCGTAATCAGACCACAATGGAAAGTGCTAGAACACAAGGACAAAAAGTTCAAACAGCCTTAAATGCCGCTAAATGGGTTGCGGCACAAGAATGGTGTAAACGCAAAGGTATACGTTTTAAAGTTATCAACGAAGATCAAATATTTCAAAACAACAAACCTCGAAAACAGAAAAGAAAATGAAGATATTTGAAATAACAAATTCGATTGATCATAGATATATCATAAGAAAAATAATGATAGATAAAAAATGGCCAGCAGGACTTATTAAGGAAATTGAAGATGAATGGATAATGA